TCCATCGGCATATCCAAGATGCCTTGTGCAGTAACGGCGCCAGCCGTGCAGCTGACGTCGGAATCTGCCAAAAACACATTCAGATCTTCAGAGATCGCCATCGGCTTTTGCCTTCTTTGGCGCCGCCTTAGGCTTCACCACCTCAGCAGGTGCGTCAGTGGCGCGACCCATGCGCAGCAGTTCATTGGCCACTTTGTTGTCAAGGTCGTAGACCTTGCCTTCTTCAAGATGCTGCTGTTGTGCGCAGCAAGTCCGAACAATCAAAACACGCATAAAGAAAAAGGGGGCCGGTTGCCCGGCCCCGCCTCCCTATCAGGTGGTTACGTCAAGGATGGCCGCGAAGCTCTCGGCGTGACGCACTGCCACGTCATAAGTGACGATGGCGCGCACGCTGGTCAGAGCCTTGCTGAAGTCGTCGGAGTCTTCACCCACAACGATCTCAAGACCGTTACCCCAGAAGCCAACCATGGCCTGAGAGAAGTCGCCCATCAGCATTGCAGAGCAGACGCCGCTGCTGGTGCCCTTGGTCAGGTTGCTAGGCACCTGATTGGTCACATACAGCGGGTAGCCGTTCACCGAGGCGGGGGTGCCGCCGCGGCCGATGGCGTTCAGCTGATCATTGACCAGGTAGGCGCCGTCAGTGGTGGTAGAACCACCAGCGCGGAGCTTCTTCAGCTCAGCCAGCACCTTGGCGTTGGTCACATAACCGATAGCGTCGCGGTTCACCGCGCCGTTGTCGATCAGCACCTGCTCTTCAAGGTCCACCAGAGCGTCAACCGTGATGGCGCCGCCGTTGGTGCCCAGAGCCACCGAGCCGATGCCGGAGGTGTTCAGGATGCCGGTGGGTTGACCGGAAGAACCGGAGCCGTTCAGGATGCCGAGATCAATGCCGAGGTTGATGCCATCGGTGAGGTCACGACGCACCAGATCTTCGATGCCAGGGGTGGCCTGCAGCAGAGTTTGACGGCTGTACTTGGACAGGGCTGCCAAATTCTTGGGCTGCAGAGTCACCTGATCAAAGGTGGACTCCGATTGGGTGATCGCGGTGGTTTCGGTCGACAGGTAATAGGTCGAAGCGACACCGGAGCGACGGGGGATCGCCACATCACCGACCAAGCCGGTCATGGTGCGGATGCCCAGGTTGAGCATCACCGACTGATTGCGCAGAGCTTCGATGAACTCATCAGCCATCAGATCGGTGGCCACCAGATTGCCGCCGGTGGTAGCACCAGAGGTCACATAGGTGGCGCGCTTAGCCAGTGCAGAGAAAGGCACGAAGAAGCCGCGCTTGCCGGTTTGGGCAAAACCAGATTGCTTCTGCACTTCCTGGCTGATCTCGCGGACCAGGCCGGCCTCACGAGAAGACCAGTCGCCGCTCAGAGCGGCGCGAATGCCCTCGCTGATGCTGTAGGTGGCAGCATCGCGCTGATCCATTTCAACGGGCTTAACAGCCTCAACGGGCTTGGCGCCCAGCTTGTCGAGCACCGCAGCGCGGGCTTCATCAATCGAGCGGCCGGACTCGATCATTTGACGGCCAAGGTCGCCCATAGCGTGCTTGTCGCACAGAGCGGTAATACCAGCGATGCGGGAGCGCTCAGCCTCCATGGCTTCGGCCCGCACCACTGCCAGATCAGGGGTGGTGTTTTCCATTTCAGGAATGGGATCGGGTGTAGGTGCTGCCGAGGCAGCGTTGAGGTCAGTCTCTAGTGAACGGCCAACCCCAACGGAGGGATCAGCTGGCACAGAAACAACGGACACCTCGTAGGGCGTCCAAGCAGTAGCAACAAAGTCGCCACTGCCACGCTCCTCCATTGTGTCGATGGAGTAGCCAAAGGAGACATTCCTAAGAACGCCATCCTTCACATCGCCTAGGACTTCCTGAGCGAATGGGTTGCGGCTAAACCGCACGCGCACATAGCCCCGGCGCATTTTGCCGTCGATGTACGCGCGCTCCACCACACCAATCACACGATCAGGGTTGTGATTGAAAAGCAGTGGCGCAGAATCGTTGAGGCGGGCTAGATCAGCCGCTGCAGGGTCATGGCTCAGGATTTCATTGCCGAAATACCGAGCGACCGGATATTCCGAGCTAAAGGGAAACTCAAACGTGCGCTCTTCAACCTCAGCAAAGGTGGTCAGTTCAGCACGCTGATACTTGCCCTCCAGATCGCGCAAATTGCGCTCCTCTGTCACGCCAGTGGCCTCCTCAAATTCGATGGGTTGGTAATCGTTCTCGTCCAGCCAAGCACGGGCCTGATCAGCGTCGAAAAACTCAACCCGAAACCGAATGGCTTGCAGTTCGCTGGTCTCGCCCTTAATGCCGTAGATAAAATCAACGCCCTCGCCGCCTGCGTCGTTTTCACGCCGTAGCTCGTCATACTGCCCAGGGTCAGTAAGCCGTGCAGCGTGCTCGTTTGGATACGGCCGAGCGGCGTCCATCTTTATCTCAGCTGATGTCGTCATCATAGGACTCATCATCCGATGAATCCTCAACTAGATCATCTTCAGGCGATTGCGGATCAACCATGGCAGGCGCCGCAGTCTGGAAACTGCCGCCAGCATTCATCACAGTCGGATCTGTATCGACCGCGATGCCAAGCTCCTCCAGCTTCTCAAGCTCAGCCTTGCGGGCTAGCAGATACTCATCCAAATCACCGCCCTGCTCGTTGACCACCTGAGCCAAGGTCTTGAAGCCGCAGCGGATCGCCTCTTTATAAGCCGCCACTTCCTTCTGAGGATCAACCCAGCCCCATGCGCGTGGCACCCACTTGATGCGCTTGAACCGCATCGGCTCCACCTCGTAGAGCGGCAGGTTCAGTGCGCCGCTCATAACCGCCATTTCCAGCCATGCCTCAAACACCGGCTGGTGGAAATTCTTGATCACATAATCCTGCAGCGTGCGCCAGTGCTCACGATCCTCCAGCAGGCTCAGCCGGCTGCTGCTGTAGTTGGTTTGGCTGTAGTCACGGCTTACCGTTTCATAGCTGCAGCCAATACCAGCCGCCACAGCGCGCAGCATCGCCCGCGTGAACGGCTCAAACTGCCCATCAGGTGCGTCAAGGCTTGGCACGCTGACCGATTCACCAGGCTGCAGATATTTGAAGGTGCCTGGCTCAAAATTGCTGACGCGCTCACCGTCGATCACCTCATCGCCAATCAGCTCACCTTCAGGGCTAGTAATGAATCCCATCAGTGAGCTAGCCGCACGAGCGCGCACCACTTCGGCTTCCTCATAGCCGCTCAGATGGTGCATTCGCTTGATTGCACTGGCAAACATCGTCACGCCACGCGTTTGGCCGGGCCGGTCAAACAGCGCAAGGTGGATCACCTCACCAGCAGGCAGCATCAAATGTCGCTTGCCGGGGCTGCCAGTGAACGGGCCATCACCAGGGTGCGACGCCAAAAACGCGTATTGCACCGGCCGACCCCATTTATCAACCTCAACGCCCATGCGCCATTCATTGCCGGCAACGGTGCTGTTGCCGTTGTAGGTCTCATCCAGCTGGTCAGACTCGATCAGCTGCAGCGCAAACGGAATGCCGCTATTGCCAAATGGTTGCCGGATCAGCCGGATAAAGATTTCGCCGCTCTCACACATGGCGCCAACTGCCATGCGCTCAATGTCGGCAAAACACAAACGCCCGGCCACGTCGCAATGCTGCTTATATCCCCAATAGCGCCATGCGTTCTCAATGGCCAGATTGATCTGCTCATCAAGCTTGCCGCCGCGCTGCATCATCACTTGTGATTGCAGCTTGACGCCAGTGCCGATGACGTTGTTGACCACGGCGCGCTTTGCCTGCCGCGCATAGTCCGAATCACGTACCAGTTGCCGCGCACGGTTGCGCAGTCGCGTCAGGCTGCCATTGATCTCAGCATCTGCGCTGGTGCCACCGGCAATCCAGTCAGTAGTGAGCCGGCTTACGGTCGCGCCTTCATACATCCGACGCGGCCGCCGACGCCGCACCGGCTCAAAACCCATCGCCCGAAATAGCCGCGTGCGCAATCCCATCAGAACCTCACGAACAGGTTGTGCGGATTGCCAAGACCATTGGCGATCAAGTCCGCCATCTGTTCGCGCTTCACTTCAGCCTTCAGCTTAGATTCACGCTCCATCAGCTCGCCAAGATCCAACTTGGTGAAGCTGCGGCTGCCGATGCTGTATTGCTTAGCGCCGCCGCTGATAATCGCGCGGATTGCAGCCTGCACCGCATCCAAATCCTGCTGCGCTTGCGAACGGCCATCAAACGCACCCGGTGTGCCGCTGTATTCCAGCGCAGCCAGCACATCCAGCTGACCAGCACCCAGCGTCACCTTTTCACTGCCGCTAGTT